TTTTCACGTGCTGTCTTGGCTAGTTCTGCAAGCTTCTTTTTGTGCGCTTCTGCAGCTGCAGCTGCTTTCTTTTGGGCTGCACTTTGTTTGTCGTTTTTGACCGTCAGGTCATCCATTTTCAGGCTGACTCTTTGCATCAAACTTGCTAGGCCGAGGTAGTCACCGCTGACAGTTTCAATGGCGTTTCCATTGTCGCTCACTAGCCACGTCAGTCCTTCAAGAACAGGAAATGCCTGTTTCAGGGAATCTTTGAGAATTCCTACGGATGTTGACCAGAGACCAGTCTTTTTGTCTGTGTTCCCGGCTTCTTCAGAAAGAGAAGCTAGAGCGTCCGTGACTGGCAAAATAACTGAAAGAAGATTGTTGCCAAGGTTCTCTTTGAGGTCATCAAAACGAATTGAAAGGTCTTTGAGTTTTCCTTCAGATGTTTTTGCAAATGCCTCACCTGCACCATCTACCTGACCTTTGACTTCATCCATTGCGAGACCGAAATCTTTAGTCGCAATAGCTGTATCGGAAACACGTAAGCCAAGCCTGCGCAATGCGCCAACATTGCCTTGATAGGCACGTCCGAGGCTTTCACTGACGGATTGCAAATCGCGTCCTGTGCTGGCAGACACGTCGAGCCCGATTTGCAGAAGTTCCTGCGATTTTGTTAGGTCTCCAGTAATCCTTGCAAGTGTGGACAGTGCTGGTCTTAGTTCGTCATCTGCGACAGAGTATTGATGCTGCATCGCAGCAATGTTTTTTTCAATCTGTGTTTGTTGAGTGACGGAAGCGCCTGTTGAATTTGCTAGGGCAAGCGATAGTTGTTTTTGTGCAGCTGCATCTTGCATGGCTGCTTTGATAGATGAGCGCGTTAATTCAAGAAGGGCACCAGCCGAAACTGCGCCAGCAAGCTGAGTTTTAGCAAGACTTTTAAGAGACTTAATTGCCTCTTTGCTTCCTTTGTCGTTGTATTCCGAAATAATCGGAATATAAATGCCACCACCAGCCATTTAGCCCCTCACAATCTTTCTGTTGATTTTGCGCTCAAGGTCTCGAATAAGACCGAGCATTTGACGTTGCATCTCTGGAAGTTGTCCCTCTACACCCGGGTACATATATCGAGAGGGTCCAGTTTTGCCGTCGTTGTGGTGAGGCTTATCCACGCCGTCAAGGGACTCCTCAAAAGTCTTTGCAGGATTGCTGCGCTTTTTGCCTGCCATGTCATAAATAGCACCTGCAGCGTTGGCTTGGATAATGGAAAAGAGCGAGTAGTTCTTGTACCCGCGTCGCCGTTTAGATCCAGCGCCCAACTTGAACTTGATTCCCCCAATGATTTTGGAAGGATTCCAGCGGGTTTCCTCGCGTCCTTTAATAAGACGGCCTCGGGACATTCCGGCAAGCGGTTGCAGCTCTGCTTTGTTGGCGCGTCGTCCACCGGGCTTGTCTGGCTGATATGTCGAGGACACAGATGCTTGCCAACGGAACTCGTCCTTGGCTGATTTCACAGCTGGCGCAGCAATCAAGCGGGCGTTCTTACGCAACGTGCGTACCGTGTCAGGTTCTACCTTGCGTAATTCACGCAAGACATTTTCTAGACCTTTCACTTGGTAAGAGCTGCGGACTTGGCTCACTTAGTTTTGTTCCGATCTATAAAGACTTGATTGAGGGTTGAGAGTAAGCCCAACGGCATCTGGAGAATCTCGCTGTACGGAATGCCGTTCAGGATGAGATTGGCTGTTATTCCGTGGATGCCGTTACGCCAAAAGGGACTTTCTCAATTCGATATGAAACCGCTTTGAGAGATTTTGAAAATTCCTCAGGTGTGGTAACTGTCCCCTGTTGTTTGTGGGCCAGCCACGCAAGGGTGGCGAGGTGCTTGGCGTGAAGGTCGTTGTCAATTGTGTTGAGGATTGAGCAGTTTTCTAACCGCTCAAATTCCAGCATGGAGGGAAAGCTGAGAGCTGTCTCTTGCTGGCTTCCATCAACCTGCACGGTGGCGATGAATAGCTCAAACATTATGACGTGGCGACTGTGATTGGGCCTTGGAAGGTTGCTGTGAACGCGTTGAGGTCGCCCACTGCACCGGACACTGGTGAGTAGCCAGCAAAGAAACCTGATTGCGTGAAGCTTGGGTTTGTTGCTGATACAGCTGCCGAGTCTGCCTTAACGACGATCGTGGTCGTTGTGCCAACTAAGCCGGTCAAGGTTGCGTTGACTTTGGTCGCTGCAAAATCTTGGTTGAAGTTGACGGTGATGGTGTCTGACTTCAAACCTGCGGCGTAGGTGTGACCTGTTGAGCCCATCGAAGTTGTCTCGACAGGGTCGACCTGACGGTCAACGGTAATGCTTGTGACGTATGCGCTGAGGTCAACAGAGTTCACTGTGACGCTCGCGTTGGTTAATACCTGAACTGCCATTTTGGTTAGTCCTCTGCTTTCTTGGATGTGGTTTTGTTAATGAAGCCACCCTCGATGAGTGCTTCAATGTTCAATCCCTCCAGCTGCTCATCCGTGATGGTTGAGCCCTGTGGGAAATCTGGCATGTTGTCGGCTAGGACTTTGTAAGGCATGGGGTCTCCTATGCGGGGTAGTTAACGGTAATGGTGTAGCTCGGAAGCTCTTGGTTGCCGACGGTGTAGACGCTTGGCACAGCCGACAAGACAGCGACTGTGTTCATAACGGTGTCCACAGCGTCTAGGAGGGCTTTTAAGGCATCTAAGTTGCCCGGTGGCGGGCAGAGTGCGTCCACTTGGAATTCAAGAAAGAGCGTGGCGTTGGGTTGCCCGAACGAGGGAGTCGTGACCGTAGGGGGATTGATAATCACGGCGTTCGGGCGAGCGTTACGCGGGTCGTCAATAACGACAAGACCTGCGTTGGTGAGTTGCGCAGATAGCGCCTCACGAGAACTATTGAGTCGTCCGGTCATGCGATAACGGCCCTGTTGCATCCCCAAAGACGAAGGATTTCACCCATGGCAACATTTGGTTGTGCGGTTGCCATCGCCTCGTACGTCGAGAATGTGTCATACCCGGCAGCGCCGCGGGAGCGGTATAACCCGCCCGCATACATGATGGTTCCAAGCTTGACGGAAGCACTTGGAACCGTAGACAAACTGTCGGTGTAGTTGGCAGCTTTGCGCCTACGGTACGCAAGCGCGTTTGCTGCCTCCGTGCAGACAGTAACGAAAGCGGTGTCGTTGGCTGTGGCAGGAGCAATGCCGAGCCAATCAAGCACCATCTGGTCAGTGATCCACGTGCAAGTTTCCGTCAGTGTGACGGTGCCTGTGCAGGCATCACGGTATGAATCACTTCCAGCTGAGAAAAAGAGAAATTGGTTCTCTCGAATGATGTCGTAGTTAAACAACAAGTCGCCCTCGTCGGAGACACCTACAAATTCGTAGGGCTCCGTCGAGATGACTGTTTGTGTACCGGACAGACTTGCAGGAGCGCCAGCCACAACGACTGAGTCCTGTTCGCCAATGCCATTAGGTACGAAGGTCTGCAAAGCGCCAACGCCGTCAATGCGTGTTGCAAATGCGAGATTAAATGTTGCCACTTTGCAGGGTCCTTCTTGTGCCTAGTTCAGTTGGATCAGGTGATCTTGACGAACTTGGTTGCGTCAACCATCTTGGTTGCGAGGTAACCGCGGAAGGCGATTGTGCGTGTGAGGTTCGATGGAACGTCAACGCTGATTGCGCCTTTCTGCTGCTCCCAAATTTGGTAGCCAGATGGGTCTCCCAGAATCACGGTGTCACTGGCAAAACCGCGGTCAACCACAACAGTCAACCCGAAAGCCTGACCGAGTGACTGGCCCTGTGACGGTGCCATTTGACCGTATGCGTTCATTGGCATTGTTGGTGCAAGCAATGGACGACCTGTGGTGTCAACAAGCTTGCCGAGGTAGCCAAACATGTTCGGAGACACGAACAAGTGCGTCGGCACGTTGCCAAGTGAGTTGTTGATGATTGTCACGGTTGCGTCGTAGATGTCAGATACCCACTCAGAAGGTGATGTTGGGTCTGTCAAAACTTGTGACTGTGTGCAACCTGCGAGCAACTGATCCGCTGCGTAGTTGTCGGTTTCGTATGCGTATACGCGAGCCATGTCGTCGAGCATTGATGAGATAATTTCAGGGCTGCTGAAGTCCATCAGTTGTTCGGAGACTTGGGCGTATCCACCGAAAGTCAACTTGGTCACGTCGTATGACGACACGCCGTAGAGCGATGCGGTGAGGGTGTTGAATTCTGCAGCTTGCTGACCAACGCTGTTGTGTGTTGACACGTATGGAACGCGGAAGGTTGACCCGAAAGTCGGCATTGCGCGAGTACCGATTGCGTCGATAACTGGACGACGACCAATGAGGCCGTTGTATACAGGTGCGAGCAATTCGACAGGAAGTGTGCCGGGTGCGGTGGATGTGTCGTTTTGTGGTGCAGCTGCATTCAAGCGAGCCTTGACAGCGTCTGCTGCCTCGCCACCCTGCAAGATGCCTGAAATGTATTCGGCAGCTGAAGGAAGGCGCACTTCTGTTTTCTTTGCGGTTGCAAAGATTGGTGCTGTTGGAATGGCATCAGCCGCGGGTGCTGCTTCAACCACTGGGGTTACTTCTGACATTGGTTCCTCCTCAGGAATTTCGTCGGGGTTGGTTTCTTGGGGTTCGGGTTCGCTGGCAGCGACAGCCACCTTTGCCCCCTCAAACGCGCCAAATGGAAGCAATGAAAGCTCCATCCAGCGAGCAGATTTGACGACCATGACTGACCCCTCAAAGGAGTAGTCAATTGGTTCGACACCTACGGACACGGAGTCGTAGAAATTGCCCGGTCCAGCTTGAACGAGCGTTTCCGCTGCAAGAGCTGTCGGTGCGAGTTGTGCGGAAAACATCATTCCGTCTGTTGTTGAAACACGCTCTGTGACCATGCCAAGTGGCTTGGTCATGTCGTGATCCAAAATGAACTTGGGGTTCGGGCCGTCAATTGGAAGTGAACCTTCAAGGAACTTCACCGAAACGCCAGATTGGACGGTTGCGATTTCATTCCAAGGAACGGCTACGCCCGAGACAATGCCCTT